TTGCCATCGGCAATATCGGAAGCTCTTTCTTGCTCCTCTAAAGAAGAAAGTGAATCAAGAGAATCCAACACATAGATGAATTTTTTTTCTTTCTGCACTAGTTGAGTAATATTCCCATAAAAGTCATAGAGAGTCTCACTGGCTTTGTTTTTTTCATCAATTCCTTTCCAATTTATTCTTTCTTGTAGTTTAGTCCCAAATAAACCTTCAACATCAAACTCCAGTGCAGCTTCAGCATCATCAAGAATCAACTCATAATCATCAAACAATGGGTTAATGGAAGCTTCAGCCAAAGCAGTTAGAGCAAGTAAGGTTTTGCCAGTGGAACTATCTCCAATCAGATTGATAACTTTACCTAATTGAAAACCGCCATCAGCTTTATCAGATAATGCAAGATTGAATAATGTTGAACCTGTTGATAGAAATGTCATTCAACAATTGCCTCCGAATTGAGTATTTTTTCAATTTGAGATTTTAACACATCAATTTTACATTTAGTTTCAATCCCAATACGAGAGGTTGCATAATGATCTAAGCCATAGCAAATCTGCTTTGCTTCTTCCAGAGATAAATGAAGCTCAATTGTTACTTTAGCTGATTTTATTCCAGTTGCCATATTCTTATCCTTTACAAATAACATAGATGGAAAGAAATAACCCTATAACACCAACTCCAATAGCTCCATAAACCAGATAATCAGGTGACATTCTGTTCAACCCCATTTCGCCATGGCATCGGCAATTTTAGTGCGTGCTATTGATTCATTCCATTCCTTGCCAATGTGAACACCACGCACCTTGCCATCGAGCTTTTTAAAACAGCGGTAAAATCCACCACGATACTTGACGGTCCAGCCAAGAAAATTAGATGGCACGTTTCCGACTGGTTTGGATGCTGGCGTACTATTCACTAAATGTTCGTCTATGTTAAGACTTTTAATTTGTTTTTGTAGCTCAAAACGTGCTTGTTGCACCTGTTCAAGTTCTTCTTCAAGACGGGCAATATGGTTTTTTTCTTTTTTAAGACGCTCTAAATTTGAGATATAGGCTAAAACTTCAACACAAGGCTGAAACCATTCTCCATGCAACCTGTATGCTTTAAATTGACTATACAAAATCTTTTCTTTTTCCAAGTCACCTTCCATTGTCACTAAAAGCCGAAGCATAAACGGACTAGCTGTTTGCAATGCTTTAATTCTTGAACTAACACTTTCAAAACCAGTGTGCCCTATTTTTATAGGTCCATCTGAACCTTGTTGAATGAAGTAAATCACATCCGCCACCTTTAAATTCATTTTAGTTCAGTCCTTGAAGCTGGTCGATGGTTGGGTCAGCAAAGACCGCCATCCACCGGGATTCGAACCCATACGCTCGCCTTGCTTCTTAGTTTAACGAGAGGACTGTTGAATTATTTAGTACCGTCTACGACCACGAACAGACGCAGAGGCTTGACTTGTTTCATAACAATTATCCCAAATTACACAACCTTTGCATTCAGCGAGTTTATTCACATCCACCCCAAACTGACCATTACCAGGGCACGTTGAACCATCTTGGCCAGGATCATTCATAGAACCGTTGTCCTGTCCAGAAGGATTGCTTTGTTCTGAACTTGAAGGAGACGACAAACCTTTGTAGAATAATTCTTTGGTTTCATCGTAATCAGCAACCAATTTCATACAAGCTTCAACAGGAAAGGTTTGATCAAGAATATGATCAGGAATAGGCGCTTCACGATCAACAAATCGATGACCTATAAATTTGGTATCACTGGCTCCAGATCCTTTGCGACTGAACACAATTGTTTTACCAGCATCCGGATCAGCAAACACGATGGACCCGCCACCTTTAGGATTCTGAGCAATCACCACCAAATTAGCTTCCATAAAGTAGTGTGACACTTCAAAAATTTGAAGACCTTTTCGTTCTTCCTCAATAGTATCATGTGACCAAACAAGATAAACAACACGACGCTTTGCTTTCAGTTTGGTGTATTCGTCTTTAGGCAAGCGTTGTTTGTTGATGTATTCACAAATAGCACATGGTTTACGATACATGTACTGATTACAAGGGATCACATCATTCATAGGACCAATGTTCATGTGTGCCCAAAAATCAACAATGTAGGAAAGTTTCCCAGGAGGAAGCGTAGGATGCCCTTCTCCAGTAATCCAAGGCACCACATCAATAACATGCTCTCCTTCTTTGCACTTGAAGATGTTAACATTTTCCGGAAGTTTTTCTTTTACAAAGATGGAACCAAATGCCCCACTACGGTCATCTTTGTTTTTGAACGACTGTTCTTGCGTCTTTACCAACTCATTACGGAGTGCTTTAGCTTGATCACGAAATCCCATTTTAGACGTTCCTTTCTAGTCGATTTGATCCTCTTTTCAATAATGCTGCTTGTGGGCTATCACTATAATAATTATTCACAAATAATGTAGTTAACCCTTCTAGCGCCTTTCTTCTGTCAAGCAATGCTGCTTTTATCCCTTCCAAGTGATTAATCTTTTTTTCTACATTGATAATCTCCCTTTGAATGGTTGATATTTTTAAAAGAACACTCTTACGTTGTTGTTGGATGGACACTACCGCTGAAACTGCTGAATCAGTTGCTTTTTTCAAACCATACTTTTCTGGATATCGACGCACATCAAGTTCTAGTTCAGCTTCCGTGATTTTCAATTCATCCTTGGCGTCTTTTAGGTCCATATTCAGTGAATCTCTTTCTGCAAGCACTTCAGGAAATTCACTGACATATTTGCAATATAGGTTTGATTGTTCCTGCCATCCTCTTTCAAGAGCATACTGATCAACTTCCATATCTTGCTTTACGGTAATGTCCATCCAAAACCTCTTAGTCGAAGTATTTCTTTTCGTAACCAGTTTTAATCAGCATGACTTTTCCGTCTTTTTCATAATACTGATTACCGGCATCATCTTTCTGAACACCATCAAACCATGAACCAGCCAACACAACTGCAATTTTCATTGCATTAATTTTAGATCGCAAACTGAACAACTTATGTTGCACTTCTTTTAATGTTTTTTTCAAGAAATTGCGAGTAGCGACCAAAGGTTTATCCAGATCAATGGAAGAATTTGTAGCATGTTCTTTCAACCACATCAATTCATTAAACACAACTTCTTGAGGCGGAGTAAATGGTTTTTTGGCTTCAATTCGTTTTAGAACTTCCATTACAGCTGGAAGCTTTTGAATTCCTTTGAAGGAAAAAACTAATATTTTTGACAGATAAAAATCACAATCAGTTTTGTCACTTTTCTTTTTGTCAACGCCATTGTAGCGAAACTGCTTGTCAATACCATGCTCTTGAAGCACTTTGATTTGATCAATGCTGTAATTCTTAAACATTTCGTCTTTCAGCAATGTTGATTTGCCTTCAGTGATAACACTGAGATAATGCTTAACTGCTTTTTGCCTTGTTTCCATTGTTTGTATTTCAAGCATAGTATCGAAGATGTTTTCCAAATTAGCTCTCTTTGCATGAGCCAAATTAGTTATCGGTATTTGTTCTAAATCAATTACTATGCTTTTATAGGTTCTGTCAACAATTGTTTTATCATCATAGACAGAAAATGCAACTTTACGTTCCAAACAAGGCACGACTTCAGGTGGAACTAAGAACTCGACTTTTGTCATGTTCAGATTACCATCTTTGATTAAGGTGTGATTTCTGAAAATCTTTGATGGGATTCTATCAGGAAGCTTTACCTTTTTAGCTATTTTAGGATTCAACTTTACAAATCCAGGAACCTCAAAACCAATACTCATGTTCAAATTTTCCGAGCTATAAATAATATTTGACATGTTGGCAGTCACTACAACAGTAGAATTACGCTCAAACAGATCAAACTCCGATGTTGTTTTCTGACCAATGCGTTTATATTTTTCAGTCTTATCAGAAAAAGGCACATAAAGACATTCATTCTGAGCAAGCCAAGCAATCAAATCCATCACACAAAAAGCATCTTCAGCAGGGACATAAGAAGAATCGACTTTTCCTTGCGCATAACGAACAGTTGAACTAAACACATGTCGTTTAAGCGTTTCAAGGTGTGAAGCACATTCATCAAAAGAGAAAGCTTTCAAGTGACTGTCAATCAGTTCTTTGTCGCCAATAGCCGAAAGCATTTCCAAAGAAGTCTGTCTTCCACCATTATAGTAAGAGTAATATGCCAAGGCATACATGCACTCTTCTACTTGTTCAGGATTTCCTGTTTGCGTGACAACTATCGGTGCATTTTGAATTGTGGCAGATTTCGGATTCACAATGTAATAATGGTTCGTGAACTTAGAACGCTGTCTTTGTTTCAGAAAACCAACAGATCCGGAAATGGTCTTTGGTCCAACATAAAGAATCAACGAATCTTTGGATTCAATTGAACATCTTCGATTCTCCATTCGACCCACAACTTCCAGATTTTCTTGGAAGATTTTGAAATACTGATTGATGTTATTTGCATGAACAAACACACCTGATTCAGACAAGTTTGACAACGACTTCAAAAAGTCCTGGTTATAGTAATTTCCGTAACCGATAGTATTGAAAGCGATTGCTTTAAAACAAATACTTCTGACCAAATCTTGACACTTGGTGATTTCCTCTTCAACCGGCCAAGGAACAACCGGGTTGCCATCAGTGAAAAGAGTTACAGAAAAATTAGAACAGATCACTTGCAGATCATTTATCACAGCAGCAGTTTCTCTTAATGGATCACTAAAACATGTTGTTCCAAGAACAGATCGAATTCCATCCAAAAGCTTCTTAATGTTGTCTGTTTTCTTTGCACCTTTGATAAGGGTTTTGTATTCATTGTGTGATGAAAACCAAATTATCGTGATATAGTCATCATCATCGATGATTTCAAAAGACTGTTGAACATTGTCAATCAACTGATTGATGGACTTATGCATGGAACCAGAACGATCAAGAATGTGGATGTGATGAATAGGACCAATATCGCTAATGTTTTCATCTTGTTCATCAATCGGATCATAGCAAAAAACATTCGTGTCTTTTCCAGCAAGTTTAATTTGAAATTTAGTTATCATTTAATTTTCCTTAGATTCTAGATGCAGTAAAAAGCAATAAATCTAATCCAGCTTTGCCATTTG